CGGCAATTCGAATGGCAACATGGCTGTCACCTCCGCTTTGATTAAATTTACAGATATCATGTATGCACTTTTTAAAGGAGATGATAGTACGGTAGCATCGCAAGGCCATGAATTGAGTGACTACGCCAAACGAAACTTGGAAAAAATGGGCATGAAATTGAAATTGCACTTGGCTGATGTCGGTGAATTTGCTGGATTCGTTATAACACCCGAAGGCATGTTCCCTGATTTGTTACGCCGGGTTGCAAAAACGGTTAGCAAGATTTATCCTTCCGAGGAAATTTTCTTGGAGGCTAAATTATCTGTGACCCAAGATTTAACTACCATTAAAACACAATCAGCATTAGAACACGGCTGTGTTTATTTGGCTAAACATTATGATTACCTTGGACTCACACCATTTGATGTGAAGGTGTTACACAGTTATGCACAACGTTTTGTCACTTTCGACTTTGGCAGTTTGGAGAAGGTTAGCAAAGGCTTTGCATACTTCTCAAATTAACACCTTTAAAACAAGTTTATTTCATAATACAATACACATAATTATTTTCATATGTTATATTTTATCATTTTTATTTTTCTGTCATATCGAATATGGAACAACAAGGGATTAATGATGCGAATGTCAGGACTGATCAGAAGGTATCCGATAAAGGTATCGTTAAATTATCCGGTACCGAAATTCAAGCCAACACACCCTCAGGGGCTTCATGGGCTAGGAAGTACGAACACCCTCCGGCCCCGACCCCTCCTGATTATGCCGGCATCCCGGACATAAATGGCTCTCCTAGTGTTCGCACCGAGTATCGCGCTGTTCAAAACATCCAGTGTTATAAACAGACTGACACCAAAGTCACCAATTTTAATGAGATTGCCTTTCTCCAGATCGGCAGCATGACCGTGCCTGTCTTTGCTTGGAAATATGACACTGCTGGCAATAGAGTTCAATTCCCTGAAGACGTCGTGCATAATCAAGGCATCGGCGCCCGTGAGCATTTATCCAACTTTATCTCCGGGCGACTTGCTTATAAGTCAGTCACTTATTCTCTTAATGCTAATGACTTCAACAATCAGGGTGTCGTCACTGTTGCTCAATTCAGGCCAAATATTTGTAGGTTTACCTATGAAAATTTGGCTATGTATGTTTGCAACAAACTGCCGAAACAAAAAGCTTTAGCCTTCCTAAAAACTTTAAAACCACCATCTGAACGCGTCGACGGTTTCGTTGATGTTGATCCTAAAATTACTGAGGGTGTCGGTAATTCTTATGTGGTTCTGACTGTAGGAAAGATACCCAATTCCAGCACAGATGTTGCCCAACTATCACCGAACGCTACTGTTAGCCCTGCCAAGGAAGGTGCCTTTGTCGTCCAACGCTTTTCCCAACCCATCAATGAGTATAGAGATTATGCGACTGGCAAAGTCACCCGTGAGAAACCATTTCCCGTCTATGGCAGTCAGGTTCTCATTGAAACCATTCAAGATGGCGTTGCCAATTTCCTCATCGTTAATGATTATTATTACACCAGCACTGGTACCACCGTCATGGAGGATATCGATTTATTCGATTTCACATGCGCTTGGGTTCACTTTGAGGGTTTGAGTGTGCAGCCTGCATCCACCACCGCCACTACTGTCACGCCCCCTTACATCACTGTGAAAGCCATAACAGGTATTGAAGCTCAAGCCTTGCCTAACAGCATGTTCACACCTTTCATGGCCAATTCGGCCATTTATGATTCTAAAGCTTTGGAGTTCTCGTCTATGATTACGCATGCAAGACAAGATTCACTCCCTGCACGTTTCAATTTTTGGGGAGCACTTGGTTCCGCTTTGCTCACTGCCGCCCCTTCGATTGTTTCCACGGTCAAAGGTTTGTTCGGCAAGAAAGAAACACAACAAGAGAAGAACATCACCAAGGATTCTGTTGATAAGTTGTCCGGTATGCTTAAAAAATCTATGCGCAACATGGGCAATAAACCACCTAAGAAGCAGAATCGCCCCAATCCGCCTAGGCGCCGTGAAATGAATGTTTATAATTCTAGTTTTCAACCACCGTCTGGCTGGTCTCAACATGCTGGGACCCCAAAAAGCAACAACAGTAATGGCCGTCCTAAAAATAATAATGGCCGCAAGCGCAAGTCTAACAAGAAGACTCCGCAGTTTGCTTTTTAATCATCATAAATTTAATATAATATAATTTCACATATCTTTTTAGGGGAT